TTGCGTCGGAAAATTTTGTGTAGAGACATCTTTAGCTATGATATAAACGTTAGTTTCTTCTGGTCCCATCCACCAAGTCAATCCGCCAGGTTTTGAACTAAAATCTAAAGCAGATACTCCTATACATAAGGTACCCACATTAGTAGTTCCTGTAATTGTTGCTTGAGTTGGGTTATATGCAAATGCTCTAGTTGCCATAAGTAGAATAAGTATTTGTATAAATTGATGAGACTGCACTAGATGAAAGTTCACCGTCATAGATCGCAACATAGTCTATTAAGCCTTCAAAAAAAGACGCATTGGTTCCTACGTAATGTGACCCAATAAATGTAGGTTCTGATGTATAGTTTTGAGTAACATTGGTGTTTTGGTCTACTTTAACCCCATCGACGTATAACGTCATAGTATTTGAATTGCCATTGAACGTCAAAGTAACAAAATACCTTTGAGATTCGTTTATCGTTTCACTAACTAAAGTATAACCCCCGCCTACTCCTCCATAAAGGGTACCGCTGTTTATCCAAAAAGGACTGTTTTGTGAAGAAACTATGTTTCTTGCCCCTACTGTGGAGAATGGTGTTATCCAAGCAGCTATAGAATATGCATTTCCTGAAATGGGTTGCCCAATAGAAGCATACGCCGAGTTGAAGTACATACTAAAAAGCTCGGTGTCAAATGAAGTGTTAGTTAACGAAGCGTCATTGTTTTGGCTAGATAGATCAAACCACGTGCTTCCGCTATAAGGCGAAGGGTATGAAGATGAGTTTCTAGCTTCATATAGGGAAACTAGCGCATATGTGCTAGTGTATGAGGTCCAGTAAGAGTTTGAGTGGAGCCAATTAACAGCAGAAGCAGTATCCACAAAGCTCTGGCCAGCAACGATGCTCGCTAGATTAATGAATTGAGTGTCATCAAAGGATTGAGTTCTCCAAAAACGAACGGTCCCAATATTACCTATTGGAGTAGGTCTAGTTCCTGCAGGAAAGCTAGTCGCTATTACATAACCCAAATCCTCATCGGGCCCTTCCCACCAAGTCACTTCTCCAGGCTTAGATGAATAGTCGTTAGGTAGGTCTTCAATCAATAGATTACCATGTGAGATGGCACCAGTAACAGGTGTTTCCGAAGGGTTATATGCGAATGCTCTAGACTTCATTTAAGTTATTTATCTAAAAAAGAAAAAGCGGACCACTCGATCCGCTTTTGTATATTATTGAAATTAAGAGTATTTCTTATTTCTTAGCTGCTCCTTCTTCAGCACCTTCTTCAGGAGCTTCTTCGCCGTCTTCAGGAACGTCTTCACCTTCTTCACCACCTTCAAGTTTTTCAACTCTTTCAGTAAGATCTTCGATCATAGCTTTAAGGCTGTCTAATGTTACTTCCTCTTCTTCATCGCCCTCTTCGCCGTCTTTTGGAGCATCCTCTGGAGCATCTTCGTCTTCTGGATTTGCACCATACATTCCGTATGTATCAGGCTCCATTCCATATGCCTCTGATCCCATTTCCTCAGACTCGTTAAGTCTGCTTCTCATGAAACCTTGAAAGTTTTTTACTCTTGTCATTTCTGTTCGAATTTTTTATTATTTATTCCTTCAATTCTTAATTTTTTTCAGAATCTTGAGAATTTCTAGCGGCAGTGATGTCTGCATCCATGTTTTTTATTTCTTCCATGACAGATCGAAGCAACATTGATACTGCAAAAAGTCGATGCGCGCCTTCTTCGCCCTTTCCAGAAACTCGACTTAAGAAGAAGTTTATGGATTCAATTGTCGTTGAAGGGAGAGACACTGTGTGTCTTGTGTTAGTGTCCTTTTGGTTTTCTATGTTACGAATCTCATTGTTTATCGCAACTACTGCCATGATCTGAAGATACGCTTCATTTGGACCAGTCCAAGTAACGTCATTTAACTTGTTTCTAAGGTATTTTAGGTCGCTTAATGAAAGGGACACGTTAAAACTACCCATTCTTCTTGCGATCAATTGATCCATTTCACTTATCTCTTCTTGAGGTTCAGCAGTCATTGATAGATTTTCTACTTCATCGAGTGATTCAGTTTGAAGAACTACTTCTTCTACTTGTTGTTCTTGGTTTAATGTTTCTTCTGACATAATTTAATATTTATGAGTATTAAACTCAGAATAGGCCAAAGGTTTTAGGCAACATCTAGATTTTGTGAGACTTCAGTCGCCTTTGTGATACCTTCGGCTGGAGCTGAATGTCCTCCATGATTAGCTTGAACGAATGACTTGATTGCATCTGTCTTATTCGTAAAGCTATTTGGGTCTATTCTCATATTCTTTAAGACAGTCAGTAGAAACTTAACAGCTGCTTGCGCAGCAACCTTAACATCATTTAATGCTTCCGGATTAGACACAAGATCCATTCCGACCATGTCTCCATATTTCTTATAGTTACCCTTAAACGTTATTCCATTAAATCCTCTACCTAAGTACTTAGAACCGTCTCCAGGTTCAGAGTTTCCATATTGTTGTGATCTACCTGTAGGATCATCAGATCCATATACTCTATCCCAAAACTTAGTAGCGTTTTTCTTTAATGCTGTGAGCTCATCATCAGTAAAGTCCTTTACTCTAGATCCAAAGATCTTACGTATCCTATCGTTTGAGGTGTTAGTGTAAGGAATCTCATTCTTGGGAATGAATCCGCTTTCCTTACCGATCGTTGCTAACATTCCAATTATTGCATACTTATTAGTCACTCCCTGCTTTTTGATCTCATTCACTAAAAGATCGATGTTTCTTGCCTTTTCTCCAGTATAATTAGTCTTTATCTCAGTTGAAGTAAAGTCGGCTGCAACCTCGCTGTCCTTTACATCAGTTCTCTGACCAGCAGCATCGTCGTTTATCTTGTCACCGTCTGAGTTTAATTTAAACCTATTAATAAACCAGTCTTTTTTACCTGGGTTTTCAGAAATGTAGGTGTTTATGAATTCAGTAGTCGGCGCAGGGCTCCCAGGAGGAGCATAACTTGAATACCATGTTAAGAATTCTGGATTGTTTACGAGTTTTTCAGCAAAGCTGTTTCCAGGCATAGCAGTTATCGCGTTTCTCACCTCAGTTTCGACTTGATCTGCTGCTGATTTTATCTTGTCCTTTACGGTCTTCTTCACTCCGATATGAATGTGATCATAATGACCCTTTACCTTCCAACCAAATTGATAGCGATATCCGTCTTTTACTACGTTTAACCACGATCCTCCGGTATAGTCTGGTTTACCGAACCACGTCATTATATGAGCAAGTAACTTATCTCCCTCTTCTCCGCTGCATGCAAGGTCTACTGCATATGTGCTTTCATTTCCTTTAAAGTGATCTGACATATTACCCGAAGCAGTTAGCTCACGGCTTCTCTTTTGAGAGGAAACTACGTTTTTTCCCATGAAATCGTTAGCTATCTTGGCAAAGGCAAGCGCCCTAGTCATAGATCCTCCCCAGTTACTTCCCTCTCCTCCAGGCGCAGCCTTAGCTGAATCTATTGGACCTTGGGCAAGTCCAAATGTTGGATCTGGATATCTTGCTGCAGGGTCGAATTTAAAGGCGTATGCTGCCTCATTAACTGATTGCCAACTGTCAAAGTTAAATAGTCTCACTAGAAGATCTTTTAGTTATTTATTAGGTGCCTGTCCAGTATTATCAACTGTGCTCTAGTCATCAATCCATAGGCTTCGTCGCGACCTACGAATTTTCCCCAATCTACTTCTTCGAGCTGTAACATAGATTTTGGTAATATGATATCAGTAAGACCAATATCTTCTAAGCTAGAAAGCTCACATACAAAATAGATGAGTTTTCCACTAGGAGTCTTACCGTTATAAAAATCAATTGAATGGGGAGTAGGGTCAACTAGTGAAGGCTCTATCTCTATTCCAGTCTCTTCCCTAAGTTCACGAAGAGCTGCTTCGAACATGTCTTCTCCCTCTTCTATCTTACCTTTAGGTATTCCACAAGTTCCATTCTTCCATGAACCTCCAGTAGGATGAATGAGTAGGATTTTATTATCAAACAGCAAAGTAACACCAGCAGCTCTTCGAGCTAGGTGCTTAGATTCATTAATAAAGTTTTCAAAACTAGCGATTTTCATTTTGTGCTCTATGTCTTGCTCTTTGTTTTTCCTGTCGTCTGGCAATGCTTGGTTTTTCAAATTCTCTAAGGTCTCGCAAACGCTTTAACTGTTGACTCTTATCAACCTTTCTGCGATATTCCTTTAGGATCCATTCGATCTTTTTTCCTTCTCCTTTTACTATTAACATCTTAAATTAGCCCTTCATAGTTTATCACTCCGGTGGGTTTTAACAAGAGAGAGTCATGATACTTCTTCTTGTAGTGAGGAGTCAAGTATTTGTCTTTTACGTGCTTCTTGAACCAAGTAGGAAGCTGTGTAGAATAATGAGATTCATAAAGCTTCTCATATAGTTTTACTGATTGTGCATCATTTAGTTCTCCTTCCTGACTCACCTTTTCTAGAAAGAGCTTATTGTCTTTTTCTAGGACATTAATGATGAAGACGTTTGACTCAGAAAGTTCTTTGACTTTAGTTATGATTGTGTCTAATTGGTCTTGCCATTTAAACCTAGCCGTGTTTGCATCGAAATCGACACCACTGACTCTCTTTATCATGTGAATCGGTTTTTCGTCCAATACGACAACCTCATATCTTCCCCTAGGCTTAATTTTCTCTTGGTAAATAGGAAAAGTCTTTTCGGAAGACTTAAACTTATGATAGGTCTTATATTCTTCTTGATTAGAGCCGTCTATTCCAATTATTGGAAACTTGAGACCTTTTACTGTTGCTCTAGAGTCTGCCATCTTCGGCATGAATTCTTCTCCACGCATTGCTTTAATTATCTCTTTCGGGTCTTGTAAATATGTTCGATTATAGAGGTATGGGCTTGCGCTCTCATTGGTTGAGTTGAAACTAAACTTATCCCACATTATGAGAGGAATCTCACGGTCAAGGCTAGCTAACTCGTCTAAATTAGAGATCTTCTCAAATAATGGATGTGACTCAAACTTAGAAGCAAGAGCTACCCTTTTTTCGAACCTTAACGGGTCCTTAGAATAAAACTTAGCATAGTTATCGAAGTTCTTGAGCTTCATTAGTTATCTCTTTTTAAAGTCTTTAAATGAGAAGACTGTTCGGCTTTCATTGTTTACTTTACCTGTGTCTCTGATGTCTGACGAAGTTCCAGTACGAACTATGTCTCCAGGACCGCCTCTTTTTATTTCACCAGAAGAAACTTTATCGAAAAAGCTTTTGAATTGCTTTGCGTCTGGACTGTTGTCTGCCTTGTCATAAACTACGTGCATGATTGAAGGCTTACCTGTCATTTCAGCGTAATGATTTTGATAGTCACTAATGTGATCAAATGCTTCTTTATCTGAAGAATCTAACATTAAACTAGGGACGAAATCTGCGCCAGTCTTCTTTTTCTCAGCAGCAATCCTCTGATTGATGAAGTCGTTAAATGCTCCGTTTCCGTGACCTTCTACCTCGTCCTTAGTCCATTTAGACTGTCCCTCTACGAAATTGGATCCGAATATTAACTTATAGATCTGTTTTCCTACAAAATACGGAAGTCTTTTACTAAAGTTCTCAGCAGCTTCTTTATTGAATCGAGTCATGAAGAATGCAAGGAATCTATCTTTGAACGCCGCTTTAATTCCAGGCTTAGCAACGACTCTATGGTATTTTAACCAATCTGCTCCATTTTTAAACAGGTACTTATTAGAAGGATTCTTTATTATGTATGCTTGTGCAACCTTTTCTGCTGGATACTGTACGACCTTACCTTCTTTAGCAAACTTTACGTATTTCCCATCCTTAGAGATATACATAGCAGCTCCGCTTGAAATAGCATCATCTATTTCACTAACTGCGACTTTAGCTGCGCCTTTTTCCATGAGTGCAAAATTGTCAGCAAAGAGCTTCATGCTATCACCAAACTTAGTAAACACTCTTCCTAAACCTTCAAATAGAGGAGTAGTGAGTTTATTTAAACCTGGAATCCAGGAAAATATTTTGCCTATTCCTTGAATAAACTTTCCAAGTAGAGTAGAGGCTTTAGATAAAGCGGTACCTAACATTGATGCAAGAAGTCCCAAGAATCTCATAACTGGTCCCTTACTAGCTGCTTTACCTGCAAGTTCACTAGCGGCCTCAACTCCTCCCCTTTTAGTGAGTGCTACAAAGATAGGTTCAGCAGTATGCACGACAGGCTTAAATAATTTTAGACCATCGCCTGCGCCGACGATTACAGCGGCAATTACTGAAATTAGAGCAAGAAGCCATTTTCCTCTGATCGCATAAATTATCGCGTTAATTATATCAGCAACTACTCCTACTCCCGGGAATATAAAGTCTCCTACCAATCCGATGATATCAATTATTAGGTGAATTATTCCAATGACTGAACCACCTTCAGTAAGACCGTTCCATATGCTTTTTAGAGTTCCTAAGATCGTCCACTTTGACCCTGATGCGGGTGCCTTCTTCTCTCCGCCAGTCAATGCAGCATCGAAGCCTCCAGCCGAAGCTACTGGTGCACCGAGTGCCATTGCATCTTCAAATAATTTATGTTTTATGAAGTTTCTAAAGTCTTCAATGGCCTCATTTATCTGTTGAGTACTAAGACCTAGTGCGCGAGCTTCTTCAAGGATTTGGTTTTTTCCTCCAGCCAAGCCTAAATAATATTCTTTAACTCGGCTTCCGCTCTCGTTTAATATCTTACCTAAGTGTATTTCTGTGAAGATTTTATTAGGAAGAACATCTTCAATTGCATTTAATGAAAATGCCTCGCTCACTAAGTTATCAAATGTGACAAATTCAGTAAGTTGCTTTTCGTATTTAGGAAACTCTGCGTTTATATAGTCGCAAGCCAGTATCTGCTCAGCAGTCATATCGATCAGTTTTAATTATTTATCTGACCGTGTGTGACTTTTTAGTTACTATTAGTAAATGGCTTAGCTTTAATGAAGCTCTTAATAAAAGCTTGGTAGTTAGTTAGCATGTCTTCCTTAGAACACTCTTTGAAATAGAGATAAATTTCTTCTAAGTCTTCTATGTTATTAAAAGAAAATGCCATACTCATGAATTCAAACTTATATGAGACTGGGATCAAACCAAATATTAAAGCTTCATATATTCTGGCCGGGACGAATTTGTGATTGTCATATTTGTCCTTAGTCACATTTAACATGATGTTTGACGCAAGTAAAGTACCAAAAATTATCTGTCTATCGTAACGCTCTATGTGAAGGTTTCTATTGGCATCAGGATGAAGAACTGCGCCTTCATAATCTTCTCTTTTACAAATCAGACTCAAGGCATCTTCTTTCCCGTCATTCATCTTTTCAATGTGGCGAATTGCATCTCCTAAGATCTCATTCTTTTGATTGCCTTTCTTGTAATTTGAAGTATTGATGTTTCCATAATAGACGGTGCAAAGACCGTTGTGTTTCTCATCCCAATTTTCGACATTAACGGTAACACATTCTTCTAAGAAATCGGATGAGATTCCAGGAAAATCAATTGATGGAATCACGATAGTCACCGACTCTCTATATTTGGTGGTGAAGTGGTGAGAAAGAGAAAGGTCAGTATCAAGTATGATAATCTCTTCCTTTGAGTAGCCTGCATCGATTGCAGTAGTTATCAAAAGTTCAAATGTTCTAGCGTCTTTCCACTTCTTACTTAAAGTTGAGAGATTTCTAAACCTTGCCTTTAGAAAGAGCTTATCGTATTTTTTCTCAGAAACATTTGAAAACATTTCGGTCGAACCTATTAGGTATTTGTCTATTCTCTTTTCAAAATATTTTATGAATATTTTAGAGTGAAGACAGTTGGGAAAACCTGATAAGCTTGACTTTCGATCAGGCATGTCGTCTTCTGGATAATAACTAAAGAAATCAAATTTTTCTTGACCATACTCATTAGCGATAGAATCAATCAATCCTAATTGATATAGATTGTGACCTGGAGTATCAGTGAAGTGTAGGTCAAGAAGACCAAAATAGGTGTAAAGGCTTTTCATATTCTATTTTATTGGGTTTATGGGTTGGGTTTTAGCCCAAGCCAAGTATTTATTGAGTACTCCGTCTTCTGGTTGGACTTTAAGGTTTCCTTTTTTAAATATCTCCCATGAGTCCTGAGCATATTTGCCTATTCCATATAGTTCGTTAGGTTCGGTCCATTCTAATTCAACCCAGTCCCTTGAGAACCTCTGAATCGTCTTGGTTCTACGATTCTTAAAACCTAAATGGGCGATGACTTCTGCCATCTCATTAGGATCTGCTGAGATCGCACTCTCTGGCTCAGGGTAGAGTTCAAAGAACTTATCTCTAACTCTATCGACCTGTTTTCTAGAAGTACAATTCAACATTATACAACAAATGAGCACCCGCCAAGGGTGCTCATTGTATATTTCTTGTAGTAGATTAAACGGACTCTTCAGTATCATTCTTATACGCAACGAAGTGTGTTATGTAGTTCTTACCCTCAGCCACGTTAGGTAACTTACGAATGACATCAAAGTTTTGCTCTAAGATCTGCATCACCTCTCCGAATAATTTAGTTCGGTGGTCTTTACCTTTTCTTAGTGCACGTAGAGCATTAAAATGCCACTCAACAACAATCACTCTGATTTGAGACCAATCAGTAACGGCCTTGATCAACTCGTACTCTGCTCCTTCTACGTCCATCTTGATTGCAGTAGCACCGCTTTCTTTAATGGCGTCATTGATGTTTATTGCAGGAACGCTGATGTGTTCTCGACCTCTTACTGGAAGGATTGAGTGTTTTCCAGAATCAGAAGATATAAAGAACTCGATACGTTCTTCATCGATTGGGCTGATTGCCTTTTGCACAACTTCACATTTATCTTCTACTCCATTAAGCTTAATGTTCTCAACTGCAAAAGACACGTTGTGAGGTAAAGCTTCGTATAAAATAATGTTTGAGATGTTAGGAAACTGTTTTGCCATACGAATGGCAAAGAATCCCATGTGACCGCCTATGTCTAACCATGTGTCAGCGCGATTCAACATAAAGTTAACGTCTAACGGTTCTCCCATGCTCTTTGCGACAAAGGGCTTAATGTATTCTCCACTATTCGGTCCCCTAGAAACGTTTGTTCCAACGTTATAGGTAACTTCATTTAATCCACGTCGAACCCAAAACTGGAAGTCCGCATATCGGGTCTTCCAGTCAATGAGTTCAAGCTGATTGAATTTTTTGGCAGTATTAAAGTCTATTCTAGTATCCATCAAGGGTTGTTTAGTTCTTATACTGTCTCAGCCTTTTGGGTTTCACCCGATTTTTTAGTCTTCATGACAATAAGAACACCACTTTTGAAAGAAGTCTCAACTTTGATTCTGTTTCTTCTGCTAAAATAGCTGATTCCTGCTCGTAGGTTACGAAGCTCTCGACTGTCATTTAAACCTTTAACTTCAAAGAAGTTTCCGATTTTCATTTTCTTAAGGTTTTCTTGGATCTTAGATCCAACTGTGCTGCTAACTGTCGGTTTTGCCTTTTGGATTGGGCCGACTACAATGTTACTTTTCATTTAAAAATAATTTTAAGTTTGAGACTATAATACTATAAAAAATGAAAAATAAAAAATGGGCGCTAAAAATAACGCCCATTCACTTTAATTATTTTTCTGGATTAAATGCTTTTCTTAATTAGATCTAAACCTACGTAATCTTGCTTTAGAGCAGTCATCGTTGCTTCAACAGATTCTTTGATCTTTTCTAGCTTCTTAACTGCGTCTGAATCCATGTCCGGATTGTGAATTGCTGCTTGTAATTTATCTAAAGTAATTTCTAATTTGCTTACGTCTCCTAAGATGTCTTTCTTTTTGTTTTCGATGTGTTTGAATTTTTCAACCTTTTCATCGATTTTAGTTTTGAAAATAGGACTAATGTCGTAATTGAATTTGTGAGAAAAGAACTCATACATTTGGTATTCGTCCATCTTATTCCACTCATATTCAGCAGCATTAAGCTTCTCACAAACAAAGTAATCATCATTGATCTTAACTACTTTAGCTTCAGCCAATGTACGGTCGTTAGTAACTTCTTTAATGAAATCAAAGTTAAAGATATTATCAGTGTTTTCAAGAAGGTTTACTAATCGTTGTTTAGTGTCTGCCGTTTCTAAAGAGATTGCTTCGTTAAGACTGATCTCAGTAGCATCGGCAACGATGTTTCCATTTAAGTAAATATCGATATTGTTTTGCTCGTTTACCGAAAGTCTCAAGTTAAAGTTTCTAATTGAATTAGACTCTACTCCAGTACCATCGATGTTTTTCTTAAATCCTAAGGTAGCAAAAGACTCAGCTACTTTATAGAATCTAGGAAATTTATCTTTAACATAGTTCGGATCAACTTCAGCAATCTTTACGTTGCTATCAACATAAATCTTAGTTTCTTTACCAGTAAGCGCCTTAGACTCTCTTATTGAAACGAATCTGTCGTTTGTATAAACAATGAATCCGTCTTTTGCTTGAGTAGCAGGTGCAATCATGTTGCTAATTGCAGTAATAGAATCTCCTTCGCCTAATGTAAAGTAACCTTCTTTTTTAGACTCAATCAAACGTAAATCATTTACTAATTGGTTAACTACTGGAATAGTCGTGCCGTATTTGATCTTAAGGATGTCAGAAGAATAAGACTCTTTCAACAACATTTGTTTAAGATCTGAAGAAACGTTTGTGTATTGGTTGTTTGGCATTGCGTCCATGTTATAGATCGCAGCCATGATTAGATGCTTGCTTTGGTTTTCTTTCAAATACTTTGAAATGACTCTAGAATGCTTTTTAGCAACTTTATCATATTGATGAGGAGCTAGTAAATTAAGGAATGACTCGCATAAAAGAAAGTCTGGTGCTCCTTGAACTAAATGGCTCTCAAAAAGATCTAATTGAGAAGAAATTACTGGGTTCTTACCAAGCTCAGATCCTTTGATCTCAGAAATCCTAGACGAAAGGTCTATTTTTTTAGCAATAGCGTTAATTTTTGTTTCAGGAGTAGATTCAAACTTATTGAATTGTTCAGAAATAGCTTTTAGCTTAGGGCTTTTTGTAGTCGAAGCTAATGCTGTTACTCCTTCTTTTAACTTATCGTAGATTGAAACTGGGTGCTCTCCCAAAAGGATTGACTTATCAGTAGATTCGATAAGCATCTTTACTAGTGGGTCTTTGCCCAACTTTTCATCAGACTTTAATGAATTAAGTAGTTGGTTTACGAAACCTTTCATTTCTTGCTATTATTTTTATTATTTATCTTTTTCGGCTAACACAAATTCACTTTAGAAGGTAATGATCAACTTTTGACCAATTGCTACTTCGTTAGTAGTTAAGTTGTTTGCTTTTTTAATAGACTCGACAGTTACACCGTATTTTACAGAGATAGTTTTTATGCTATCTCCTTTAGCAACAGTATAAACAGTTTGCTTCTTAGATGTATTTGAAGTAGCAGTAGTGTTTCCGGAAACAAGGTTCTTAATAGTTGCCTGTAGCGATTTACTGTCCTTTATTCCAAATCTGTTTACGGTAGGTGCCTGACCTTTATCCTTAATTGAGGAAGTTGAATTAGCTGAGGAGATGTCTAATTGAGAAGTTGTGCTCGAGTTTTGAGCAGTTATCTTATCTAATATCTCCTGTAAGTTCTTTTGTTTATTTGATTCAGCCAAGGCAGTTGAAATTGCTGAATCTACTTCAGATTGTTCGCTAGGCTTTCTCCATTCTCCAGAATACATGAAAGTCTCACGACCGTCTTGTGAAACTGAAGTTAAGTACATCGTTCTGTTCTTTGATCCTGAAATTATCTCACTGTCGGCCTTAGCAATGTTGAATGCAATTACTCCAGTAGAAAGGTTCTCAAGTTGAGAGTCTCCGGTGTTTTTAATGGCGATTTTACCATTATCGGTTTCAAAAACTATTTTATACGTTGGTGCATTAGTATTTAAGTCTAGAGGTATTGGGGTATTTGAAGTAGTTGATGAATTCTTAGTATAAACCTTAAACTTAAGCAAGTTATCAAACGGAGATAAGACGAATCTTAATTTACCCGGACTAAATACTATTTCTTCTGACGCATCAGATATTTTTACCATACTATTCGTTGAAGCAATCGATATGTTATTGTTATTGAAGAAGATTGGCACGTATTCAGTATAGGTAATAGGAGTCGTGCTCGTTCCTCCAGTAGTAGAAGGAGTTGGAGTAGTTCCTCCAGTAGTCGAGCCTATTGTGGTAGACTGTGGTGAAACTTGTGCAGGTTCAATGAAAAGAGAAGTAGCTTCAAAGTTATTCTTGACTATCTTATTATAGACGGTCTGTGAACCTGGCTTATCTAATATAGGTAGAGCATTTAACTTCTTTCCATATTTTTTAGGAGAGATTAAGTTAAATGAAGCTTCCCTGATTATCTGTTCACCGTTTCGTTGATTAGTCAATCGACAAATCAAGTCAATTGACATGCTTACCGCATGGTTAGCGTTCTTTAAAACTGGTCTAAATATGTTAGGTTCGTCAAATCCGTCTTCTTGAAAGAATACTTGTCTGCTTGTGTTTATGAATGAACTTCCTAATTGTTCAAACACGCTGAGCTGATGAATGACTATCCAGCTATCTGCTGGATTTCTACGGTTTAATATTGAGATAAGTTCTTCTGGAAATCCGCTATTGAACGTCAGATAAAACTCGATGTAGTCGCCTACAGCAGATTCGTTTATGTAAGCTCCGACATTATCGAATTCGTTGCTTTGAGAAACAGTCGCAGTGTAGAACTCAGAGACTTCATAAGAATCGTAATTAGTTGAAGTTCCAGTGACTATCGTCTTTTTCTTGCTGCATTCAGCTAGTCCTAAGTCAATTGGGTTGTTATAGATAAAGCCAGTAGAACCGTTAGGAGTTGGAGTTATTGCAGCAACAAAGGTGTTTGCAGGTACCGCAGCTATCTTATAGTCCTCGTTTATGTTCTTTATCGAAGGTACTAGGATGTCAATGAACCTATCATACATTGCATTGGAGATGAATAACGGTTTTGGGTTGAATATTATTAACTCATGGATTGTCTCCGGAGAAAGCAAGATGTTAGCGAAAACGTTTTTCTTTCCATCATTCTCAGTATGACTCACGTTTAGTAATAGAGCAACAAATTGATCAAAATCAAAACCTGCAACAAAGTGAAATCTTACTTTTTCCATTACGACATTGTAGCCAGTTATTGGTGTAACTGTCAAATCAGTATCGTATGCTAAATAATTAGGTATCTTCTCGCTATCTAAATAAGCGTATGTGTTATTACCTAGCAAAATGGCAGTCAGATCCTGTATGTTCTTGGTGGTATGGTAAGAAGCATCATCATTAAATATCTGATGAATCCCAGTCTTAGCGTTCTCGACCAAGATGAAATCGTCATTGTAATAATTAGAAGAACCTAACGGCTCTGCCATGTATTCGGCCATGCAATATGACGTTAGATTTACGAACCTGCTTTGTGCCATCTTATTTCTTCTTTAGTGATTTTATTTTGAAGTAGTATCCTACTCCAATTTGTGCTTGTGAATTGGCACTAAATATGATGTTGTGCTGATCGAATAAGTTTAAGCCTACACCTATCCCTATTGAATTAAGGCTTGAGTTTGTAAGAGAATGGTTATACATTCCGCCGACTAACCACTGTATTTTTCTAGGAGTAAGTGGGTTGTATTCAGCAGGAGGTAAGCTATTTACCTGTAAAGAATCTACCTTTAACCATTCAGGTCCAACTATTCTGTGTTTCCAAAGACCTCTAGAATCCTCAGTAACTACTATTTGAATCGGTAACTTACCAAAGGTAAATTCTCCGTTATATTGAGCAGTGTTGCGGTTTATCCAACCGTCCCAGAATACGAATGGATCATCTTTAGAAGGATATCTAAGAGCAACATTTATTCTATTTGTGTCAACATCATCAATGTGCCCAAAGCCTTCAGTTACCTTAGAGTCCAATGAAACTACTGTGTTTGTTATGCTTAAGAGTCTTTCGCCTTGATCTTTAATGACATCGTATAGCTCTCTGTTCTGATCTTTAAGTTGGTTCTTTAAGTCATTCTCAGAGTTATAATAGTTTACGAGCTTAGCATAACGACCATCTGCCTCTTTTACAAGACGGTCTGCATCGATGATTGATTTTTTAAGCTTATCAGTCTCGCTTAATGCCTTATTTTGAGCGATTCGACTTTGCCAAGCAAAAAATATTATTAAGATTAGTGCAGCCCCAATAAATAACTTATAAAAGAGATCCTTGTTCATGAGTTTTAATTATTTCTAGAATGTCGTTGGGCTCTAACTTTTTGTTGTACGCCTTTTCTAGTTTATTTATTATCTGGCTTTCCTCATCTCTAGTCTTTTTAAGAACCTCACTAAGTTCGTGACTCATCTTATCAAGTTTCATCACCTCAGACGAGATTTCCTTGAGCGCAGTGTGAACTTCAGAATACACATTAGTTAACTGTTTTAATCTTTCTATTTCACTTTTCATATTGCTTGTGTTCTTTTATTACTTTCAGTAAATCTAAAAGAGCCTGTTCTCTAACGAAGCAATGCATACGAATACTCGATAAGACTTTGGGGTAACTTGATTAGTATTCATCCATTAAAGTATCTTTCGCTCAGGAAAAGGTTTTTATTATTTATTTGAATCTTAGATGATCTGGTAAGTTGACTTTGACTGGACCGACTGGGACGTCAGGTATAAAGTCAGTGCTTATCGAGTCATTAGCTTCATCGATATCTCTGTTTACTATGTTTAGGATCAGAGAATATTCGTTGTAGTCCATATTGTAAAGTGTTTCGAAGCTTTGATTAAGCTTCACCGCTAATCGAGTGTTTAACTCAAATAAGTTCATCAAGTCTAGCTGAAATAATGAAAATATCTTTAACAGTGAAGCTTCCGGCCAAAAAAATGTGGCTCTCCGTGATGTTACCGCACTTTTCGCACTTACAGCCTGCCTTATTAAGACTAGCTTCTTTTAACATCTTAGTAAACTTATGAATAAAGACAAACTTATTTTGTTGCCAGTTTTGAGAATTTATTTTTAAGGTAGCGAGATAGGAAGAATCGCAGGTTCGCCAGTCTCCAGCCAAAAATGGAGCAAACTCATAGAATGCGTCGTCTATCTCAACTCCGGAATTTTCTTCTAGGGTTTTACGCTGTCTTATTCGAGTATCGACACCAAAGGTAGGCAAGTAGATTCTAATAGTCTCTTGCAATTTTTCAGAAACTATCTTAAAGCATCTCTCTTCTGGAAAATACCATTTTAGTAGTTCTTCAGGGCATTCGAAGCCCTTTAGGTTTTGACTACCTACTTGTATCTTATTTATGTGGCCGCATCTTTCGTTTTCGCACTTTATGTTTGCCCACAGCTTGTTTTCTTGATTAGGGAAAGTAAGTTCGTATATCCTAAAAAGAATGTGGTATCGATCTATTTCTAAGAAATCGTTAAAGTTAAGAGGTCTGCCCATTCCCTTCATCGTAAACTTGGTACAGGCATTAAGCACGAAATTGATCTTTTCTCTTACATCGATTGGATCGTTTTCGTCGATAGTTGACCAATGCCGTATTTCCTTGGTTTTTGCAGGTCTCAGTAGGAGTTCAGCTCCCTCTGGATAAAACATGCCTCCTGATGGAAGTCCCTTAAGATCTAATATCTTCCAAGAAGACTCTGCTGCTCCTGAAAGTTCATTTAGTTCTGAATAGCTGGCAACTACGCCAAGGCTTTTGGGTTTTGTTTCCACCTCTTCAAGAACTGGATCGACTTGATTTATTCCCAGTTCTCGGTCCCTTTCATCTAAGAAGCGAGCCGCTTCTTCTTCATTGATTTCTTCGACCATAATATATTTTCTTTTTTATATTATATCGAAAAACGAAAAATGGTTCTAGGAGTTAATGAATTGCTCGAAGGTCAAGGCTCGACTTTCGTACATTCTTTCGATTGTGTCTACATAGACTTCTGTGATCTTTAGTGTCTTTGGATCAGTTATCCATACTCTAACTGTGTTATTTGCATAGTTTGGGATGAGCTTGTGTAACTTTCCGATGATCGACTTAGGTTTCCCTGAAGCTTGCGAATTTATGACTATTCCGCGTATTCTGTCACCTGGTTTAAAGAAGGTTCTTAACGTTCCCATCTTAACGTCGATTGGACTTACGCCAGGATCTCCCTTTATTGACATGTCAGTGAGTGGAGCCTGTTTGATAGAAACACCTGGAGTAAATTGACTACGACCCGTTGTGAAATTAAAGTCACCCTTAGTTCCATAGAAAGGTAGACCTCTAGCGAAGTCTCTCTGTCCCATTGCACTCGGGTTCATATTTTCGTTTAATTTACTCATTACCAAGCAAGAGGAAGAACTCTTTTCTTATATCCTACAACAGTATATGCCTCTTCTGGGTCTACTGCGTTACCTGAAGAATCGCAGAAAAGGAATTTTTGTAAGTATACATGAATTACTGGGTGGTCTGCAAGGTAAGTAAGCGGATATATTGGAGCGAGATTATCGTCGTCGTTGTCTATTCCCCAAATCTTTACGTGAGTTACGCTACCGCTAATTTCAGAAAAATCAATGAACTCTACTTTAAATACAGGTCCTCTTGAAGCACCGTATTGTTGAGTCTCACCTATTCGCCAATAGCCGAGACTAGTTCGACCATTTAATGGAATTCTCTTATCTGTGCTAATAAAGGTCGGAGAGTATACTGTATCATTCTCCAATGTGATTATTTCTGTACCACTTTCTAACATTTCTATTTAGTTTTTTAATCAGCGTTTCCAAATAACACCAGAGCAGATATCTTAACGACATAGTCTTGGTTTGGATTTATTACCTCTATCTTATTTATCAAATCTTCAGGATCATTTGATTTCGGGTTAGTAAACATGATGAACAGGTTATGAAGAGGATATTCTAAAGACTGCATGTCGCTCGCACGTTCTATCGAAAGTTTTACTGATTTCTTATTTAAGGCAAGCTCCTCAGAGTTATTATCGTAGGTAGGATATGTGACCTTTAGAAGTATTCCTCTAGCGTAAGCTTTACCGCTTTCTAGTATCTGACTAGGGGAGTTTATTATTACTTGATTGTCAAATAGGGTGATGGTGCCTCCGCCTGCTTCTAACTTAAGACCTATACAGCTATAACCATCAACTGCTAGTGAAATGTCGCCTAGGCAAAATTCTTCACTAACGTCCTTTTGATCAACGATCTTAAAACATTTATCGTTGAAAAGCTGAAGGAATGGCTGATTTTCATAGCCTCCGCAGCAATCACAGACGTCATTAAGGTTAGGAACTGCCATTTGGTATTATTTTTTTTATTTATCTCAAGTCGTATCTACCAAATCCTCCTGTCAGTATGCGAGCCTGGTTTTCTAATCGGTCGCTTGTAATCTTCTACGATCGTACCTCTACCGTTTGGATTCGGTCTTGTCTTAGGCTTAGTTTCAATTACAAGTTCTGTCAAGTCTTCGGATTTTTCATCATTCTCAGCAATCTGCTCCTCAAGGATAGCTTCTTCTAATTCATCTTCTTCTAGCCTTTCTTCCAATTCATCTTGAAGTTCTTCTATCTCCTTAGCGATTTCAATCGCCTCTTTAGGTTTACCTTCATATTGAATAAAGAAGTGTAAACAAGTAAGAGAGATTAACGGAAGAAGCCCACCTTCTAAAAGAGCTAATGCTCTTTTTTGTGCAATGATATCTGTGATGTCTACGCCTAATGAATCCATTACTGGTGAAGTCAACTCGACCCACTGTTTAAAGAACTTAGAAGCCTCGTTTATTTCAGTATAGCTAAAGTAGATGTTACCTATAAATTGAATAAAGGTAACGATTATGAAAACGAACCAAACTGAAAAACCTTTAACTTTAACGGACGCTGCTGCGATTGCAGACATTGCTGCAATCTCAACGGCAATTGATAAGTAGACTGCCCAACTAATTGGATTTGCCAAGTCATACCAACTGACTACGTGAGATATCGAGATTGTCGCTACCGATATTATCGGGATTAGGAACGCAAACTTAATGATTAGATTTTGGTTCCGAGTAAACCAGTTAGTCATTGGACTCTATCTTATTTTTAACGTCAGATAGACTACTTTTTCCTTTATCTAAGTCGTCCTCATATATCAAATAATTGAACATGGTTCTTTCCATTTCATCTCGGACTTCTTTTTTGCTTGCAACTGTGCCTCTTAACGAATCGAGGAGTGCTTGCGTCTTTGCTGAATCTTCAGCATATTGTTTTTCGAGTTTAGCCACTCGTGAATGTGTGCAACCTTTAGCTAAGTAAAGAAGCAAAAGAACAACTGTGCTGACTTTCCATGCATGTGTCTTTAGTATTTGTAACCAATTTTTCATGTAAGTTTCTTTTTGTTATTTATCTTATAGTATGGCAGTTAGAATTAAGCTTAGCAGGCCAAGCAGTAAGGTAGAAAGATATGACGCTGCCCAAATCACCTCTTTTCTGCTGAAATTCTTAAAATCGAACTTGATTTGTAGTATGTATCCATAGAACGAATCGTTCTTTACTCTATCGTAATCTACAGTTATCACATCAAGTATCCCCTCTTTAGTTAAAAAGTCAGTATACTTTAGCATCTTTTCTGAGATCATCTTTAGTTCTACTGATTCTTGTGAGGTTTCAGAGTAAAGCAGCAATTCAGGATTTAGATTTATTCCTAAGTAGAGGTTAGCTTCCTCATCTACCCTAAAGCCTATTTCGCTGATCTTACCGGCCTCATTTAGATCATATATTATTTGCTTATATCTTTTGTACTTTTGATATTCAGCCAAGTTTTTTCTAAGCGACTTAATCACCCAGACTGGGTTTATTTTGTTTAATATCATAGTATTACTTTTATTTTTTCCTCAAACTGTGGATTTTTCTTGAGAATTGAAGTTCTTAAATCAGACCTAATCTTTCTAAGTTTAGTCTTTACTGTGTTTTCGTTCATCTCGTACTTTATAGCGATATCCTTCACCTTTTTGTTTCTTATCATCTTATCTACTGCGATTCCTCGTAAAAGAGGATCTGGCATCTCATGTATTTCTGAGACGGTCGTGTTGTAGATCATGTCTAGGTCTCCACATGAGACTTGAATTTCGCCAAAGTCAGTTGAATAGTCCAACTTATGTTGGATCGCATCGATATCATAATGACTATTTTTCTTTAGGTGATAGAGATAGAAAAGAGTTTCATTACGTGCGATCGTATAGATCCATGTGGTAAACCTGCCCTTTTCATAATTGAATTGAGCAATGTTCTTGAAAATCTTTTTAAGAGTCCACTGCAGTGCCTCTTCAGTGTCAAAGTCGTTTTTACAAAATTTCCAAATAAAATATCGTAGCTTCGGATAAATTAGTCTAGCAAGCTCATTACGGTCAGCTTCCCTTACTTCGTTTAGTAGTAGTTTTTCAGATAATTCTTGGATTCTTGCATTAGTTCTAGCGTTGGTTTGTTCGTTCATATTAGTTTACTTCCATTTTTTTGCTGTTTATTGAGTTAATCATTTTCAAACACTTTGCGCATTTTTCATACTCCTCTATCTCTTCATAAAAGGAGATAGCTTTTTCTAGTCCGCTTACGAACTTTTCTTGAGAAAGATTTATTGTGTAAATGTCTTCATTGATACTTATCTTTACGATCGTTGCGTCAGTCTTTTCTAAGTCGGTGTGAGACTTTTCAACGGATGCGATCAAGTTGTCATATATCACCTTTTTGTGGTGGTTAAAAACTTCATCTAGTGTGATGTCACCTTGGAATTTTAGAGTTTTCATAGAGTTTTTTTGATACTGTATAAGTATACTAAGATTTCTCTAATTCTTAAAAAATTTGGAGTTAATTTTTTTCATTTTTTCCAAAGACTCTAAATCAAAGACATTTGCTGACTTTGACTTATTAGAGTCTGATCCATTTGAAGGTGAGTTGACTTTTCTTAAAGTATCGTAATCATAGAGCGGTTTAGTCGACCCTGTCCTAAATAAGCTGAATATCTTTTCTTCAACTTCTTTACGATACTCTTTACTCGTAGCTTCATATGTGGCAATCGAAAGGTCCCACATTTGGGATGACTCGAAGGCTGGGGCAAGATTGACACTAGTCATTGCCAGGTCATCATTTCCGTTTTGACCACGATAAGTTCCTCCTTTAGATCTACCGAACGACATAAGCTCAGCAATAGTTAAGTAATCGTTTGGGATTATTCGAGTAACCTCTATTAAATACTTGAACTTTTCACAATATTTTATCTTGTTAGTCGGTCCCAATCTTATTCCAGGCTTAGCTTGTACTGCCATTTCTGTGTGTTTAGTGTGTATCAATTGCGAGGACCAATATTCATCGTTATCTTGTAGTCTATTCTTTATTATCTCCCCCTTGTGATTCATCTCAATTACTATCCTTACTCTCTCAGGATTGAACAAGTCGTATGTTATGAACTCGACCGCTGCTGCAAATTGGTTCACATCGATCTCATTAGACCTTAGTGTTGCTACCTGAATGAGTGAGACTGTGTCTGACTCTCCACGGATAGCTTCCTTCTTCTTGATGAGTTCCTTTACTGGGAGAGCGACTGCCTTATATATGTTAAGCACCGAAAAATCGCCTCCTACTCCATCCGCAGTATCTATTGAAAAGACATAATATGCAGTATCGTTTTTATATTCCAAAGGCGTCCTTTTTGCATAGCTTGGATGGACTGTGAAATAGTCGTTTATCCACTGTTTATCTTCAGTCAACATGAAGGAGGAATTGACGTAGTTTGCACGTATTCCATAAAGTCTCTTAAGCTCATTTGAATTGAGCAATAATTGATCTGATGAAAAGAATTGAAGACCGTATTCTTGGTTAAAGTCTTCGACTGATCCCATGTTAGCAATCACCTTTTGTTTCCATTCTTCGTCCCTACCCTTAACCTGCCACCAGTCTACTCGTAGAGGAACGTATTCACTTATGCCAGCAATCGCGTCTTGCCAGATCTCGTAGAACTTGTTACGACCGTTTGGCGTGGACGTGATTATTACTTTCGCATTAGGGTCAGCCGTGATCGTAGGTAAGATTGCTCGATAGAAATCGTCTAAGTTAGACTCATTAATGTGGGCAAACTCATCGATGTAGAGTAAGTTAACAGTAAGACCAATACCTGATTTTTTGGTAGTAGTTCGTCCAACGATACGACTATCATTATCGAACTTAATGTTTCCTGAGTTTATGTGCTTAATTCCAGGTTTCATGAAGAACGGAAGACCGTCTAGACATATTCTAAACTTATCTAATAGTTCTCGAGTAGTTGTAAAGTTATCGGCTACTATTAGCGCAGTCTTTTCCGCATGGAACAGAAGGAACCATAAAATGAAGATTGCAGAAGTAACTGATTTACCCGTCTGGCGACTTGCCATCAAGATGTTATATTTGTTTCCTTTGAAGGAAGTAAGGATCTCTTCTTGAAAATCTCGAAGACCTGCAGTATCCTTCACAAACTTTACACCATCGTCCGTTTGTATCTTACAGTAGTTAGTGGCAAAATAGACAAGATCATATTTGCATCTCTTCATTTCTCCCCATTCTTCT